ATCGCCGCCGACTTACAGAAGGCATACGGCAACGGAACAGTGGATACAACTACAGGAACATTCAATCCAACCGAAGCTCCTACAGAATAAACACCTTTATATAAGAGAAGGTACTATTTATTACTGCATTATAAAACACTAAATACCAATTGAGGTTTTGATTATCTGTATATATTTATTATAGACATAAAATAAATTTTTCCTAACATGGCAGAAACAATAATCTCCCCAGGTGTATTCCAAAGAGAAAACGACATTTCCTTTATACAACCAGCACCTATTGAGGCAGGAGCAGTAATACTTGGACCAACCGTTAAAGGACCAGTAGAAATTCCCACAGTAGTAACTTCTTACGGAAACTTCACAAATATCTTCGGAGTAACTTTTGAATCAGGTTCTAACTCTCATGAATTTCTTACCTCACTAGCAGTTAAAAATTACTTCCAACAAGGAGGAAATACTTGTTTGGTAACTAGAGTAGTAAATGGATCATTTTCAGCAGCTACCTCTACATTTATATCAGCTTCACAGTCTGAATTTGCTTCTACTGCTTCCTTTAGTCTAGAAACATTAGGAAAAGGGGCTATCTTTAATAACTCTCAAGGAGTTGCCGATACCGGAGTAGAAAACACTGGCGGATCTTTAATAAGCGGATCAGCAGATAATATAAGATGGCAAATCAGCAATGTAAGTGCCGCTAAAGGAACATTTGCTCTTTCGATTCGTAAAGGAGACGATAGTACAAAAGAAAAAACTATTTTAGAGACATTTAATAATCTATCTCTAGACCCTAATTCTCCTAACTATATTGAAAAAGTAATAGGAAATCAAGCACCTGCTATATCTGGAGATGCTAGTCAAGTTATTGCTACAGGAGATTATGTTAATCGATCTAACTACATTAGAGTAGCATCAGTTAACCTACCAACCCTAAACTATCTAGGAACTGATGGCGTAACGGTACTTAGTGGATCTGATGCAAAATCTTTTACACATAGACTTCCTTTAGCATCTTCTGGATCTTTTTTCGGAGCAACAGGTACAGTAGCTAACGGAGCTAAATTGTTTAAAGACATCAGCACAACAACACAAGGTTTAGCTGCAACTGATTACGATGATGTAATTACACTACTAGGAAATAAAGATGATTACCAGTTTAATATTATCTCAGCACCAGGTTTAGTTTACAGCTTACATTCAACTCAGATTGATAATATTATTTCTCTTGCAGAGTCAAGAGGAGATTGTATCGCAGTAGTAGATCTTCAATCTTACGGTGCTACAGTATCTAACGTAGTAGCTCAAGCTGACGTGTTAAATTCTTCTTATACATCTACATACTGGCCTTGGTTACAAATGCAATCAGCTACAGGTAAAAATGTCTGGGCACCAGCTTCAACAGTAATACCGGGCGTTTATGCTTTCACTGACGGTGCTTCTGCACCATGGTTCGCACCAGCCGGACTTGTTAGAGGAGGGTTGACAGGCGTTATTCAAGCTGAAAAGAAACTTTCTAAAACTGATAGAGATAATCTATATAACGGAAAAGTTAATCCAATTGCTACATTCCCTGGAACAGGTATCGCAGTATTTGGTCAGAAAACACTTCAAACTAAAGCTTCTGCTTTAGATAGAGTAAATGTAAGAAGATTGTTGATTGAACTTAAAAAATTCATTGGTAATCAAGCTAATAATCTAGTATTCGAACAGAATACAATAACTACAAGAAATAGATTCTTATCTACTGTTAACCCATTTCTAGAATCAGTAACACAGAGAAACGGACTTTACGCATACAGAATTGTAATGGATGATTCAAATAATACTGCTGATGTAGTTGATAGAAATCAATTAGTTGGTCAGATATATATACAACCAGCCAAAACAGCAGAATTTATCGTTCTTGATTTTGTAGTAGAACCAACAGGAGCTTCTTTCGGAGTATAATTTAAAAATAACACTATTTATAATAAAGCAAACATAAAATGGCTATATTAGATTCATCAGCAATAATGTTCAAAGCATTTGAACCCAAAGTACAAAACAGGTTCCTTATGTATATGGATACGGACGGTATTGAAATACCTTCTTATATGGTAAAAAACGTTAAAGCTCCATCCTTTACAGATTCCGTTGTTAAACTTGATCATATTAACTCTTACAGAAAGATTAGAGGGAAAAGAGAATGGCAAGATATGACCATGACATTATATGATCCGATTACCCCTTCTGGAGCACAAGCAGTAATGGAATGGGCTCGTCTTTCCTACGAATCGGTAACAGGTAGAGCAGGATATTCAGACTTTTATAAAAAACGCTTAAGACTAGAGATTCTAGGTCCTGTAGGGGATGTTGTAGGAGAATGGGAAATACACGGAGCATTTGTCACTAATGCAGATTTTGGTCAGTTTGACTGGTCCTCTGACGCGGTAGTAGATTTAGGCATTACAATATCGATGGATTATTGCGTACTCAATTACTAATAGACATTTTAATTTAGTACTTTTAAAGACCCGGATTATTTCCGGGTTTTTTGTTGTATATTAACTTTTTTTTAGTTATATTTATATAAGATCTAGTTATAAAAAATAAAATTTATGGATTCTAAATTTCAAATGCCTACCGAAACGGTAGATTTACCCACAAAAGGTTTACTTTACCCTGAAGATTCCCCATTAGCAGCCGGTACTATAGAAATGAAGTACATGACAGCTAAAGAAGAGGACATACTTACTAACACAAATTACATAAAGAACGGTACGGTTATAGATAAACTACTGAAAGCACTTATTGTTACCGAAAATGTAGATTATAATGCGCTTCTCACAGGAGATAAAAATGCAATCATGATAGCCGCTCGTATATTAGCATACGGAAAAAATTATGAAGTAGACTACAATGGAGAAACTCACACGGTAGATTTAACTCAACTTAAAGAAAAAGAAGTAGACTATTCTCTGTTTCAAAATCGTACTAATTCGTTTGAATTTAAATTACCTAACTCAGATAATAAAATAACTTTTAAGTTACTTTCTCATGAGGATGAGAGAAAAATAGAAGAGGAACAGAAAGGATTAAAGAAAATAAATAAAGACAGTAGTACAGAAGTAACTACCAGGCTGAAGTATATGATTACCGGTATTAACGGTGTAACAGAAAAAAAAGATATTCGAAATTTTGTAGATAATTACCTACTATCTAAAGATGCTAGAGAATTGAGAAAATTTTATACATCAATATCCCCGGACATAGAGTTAAAATTTAGTACCACCGACGGCGAGGAGGACGTTGACCTGCCTATCGGGCTAACATTTTTTTGGCCAGATTCCAATTGATAGAGTAGGGGTATTCACACAAGTACATGAAATAGTTTTTCACGGCAACGGAGGATACAGTTGGGAAACAGTATACAATATGCCTATTTGGTTAAGAAGGTTTACATACGCCCTTTTAAAGAAACATTACGAAAAAGAATCCGAAGAAGTAGTTCCACTACCATCTTCGAAAAATAAAATTCATAGACCAGGCATACAACCTTCATATAGTACTAAGGCTTCTAAATAACAGAAGCCTTTACTATTTATAGACATACCTTTATATATGGCTACTAAAAAAGAAATAGAAGAGAGTAATAAACTTTTAAGAGAACAGAATGAACTCTTAAAAAAAAACCGTCTCATCACAGAGGAGAGTCTAGACGATACCCGTGAGTTAGCAAATATACTACGAGATCAAACTAAAGAGATAGAATTTCAAGTATCTGAAAAAAACCAACTAAGATCTATCGGTAATAGTTTAAATAAACTTGCACAAGATTCATTTAATATTACAAACGATGAATTAGCAGATCTCGGAACATCCAAAAAACTATTAGAATTTCAGAAAAAACTTAAAAAAGATGTCCTTGGTTTAGAATCCCTGAGAGGTAAGTTAATAGCAGCCGAACCGAAATTACAGGTAGAAATTAATAGAAATATTAAGGCTCAAATCGCATCTGCTGAAGACCTTGAAGCACAGTTAACAAAACAAGTAGAATTAACACAAAAGATTAATAAAAATTCTAGTGTTAAAGCATTCGCCGGTTTAGAAGATCTTGTTAAAGCCATACCGGGTCTTAGAAAATTCTCAGAACCTTTTCAAGAAGCATCAAAAGCAGCAAGAAATGCAGCGTTAAGCAATTTAAAATCTATAAAACAGGTGAGCGTATTAGGCGCCGGATTTAGAGCATTAGGACCTGCCTTGATGAAATCACTTGGCCCGATAGGGTTACTAGGATTGGCAATAAATTTTATTGTAGATCTATTGATCGCTGCTGATGAAAATACAACTAATATTGCCAAGAACTTAGGAAT